GTCTCTTGGACTTGCTGGAAGAGTAGACTGTCTTGCTGAATATGACGGTAAGCTATCTGTCATCGACTTCAAAGGCGCTACTCGTTCAAAGCGAAAAGGTGACATCAAGAACTATTTCCTACAAGCAACTGCTTATGCAATCATGTGGCAGGAAATGACCGATATACCTATAGACAACTTTGCCATCCTCATCTCGTGTGAAGACGGCAAAGTTCAAGTATTTGAGGGTAGACCTCTAGACTACGTTCGTGATCTAAAGGAATGTATCGATGATTATCACGCTAGTTTGTAGACTGTAGTTCCAGCAGTAACACTTTCTAATGTGTGTACTGAGATAGGAACAATGACACCCGCACTAGATCCAGTGATAGGTGTTCCGACATCTTGAGCCCTATCTTGACCTATTTCACTTGCTGTAAGGCCAACGCTGTAATCTACGTCTTTATAAAACTTAAGTTGGGCAACACCCTGTCCTACCACCATCACACCTTTTTTTGCAAGGATTGCTCCAGCAGCAACGGGAGTCGCTTGTCTGTAAATTCTATCTGCCATGTATCTCTCCTAAGTAGATTTCCTACATAGTGTAGGAGTTTATATATGCTATCTCTTACCAATTATATATCTGAAAGTAAAAATCTACATCTAGAGCATCTAGAAGATTCCTTGTTTAATGAGGGATCAAAAGGCGTTCTGGATGCTATAAACTTCTGCGAATCTCTTATCGACATGCTCGAAGGTAATGCAAAGAGCAGAGTTAATGTAACAGTAAAGTGGGATGGTGCGCCTGCTATCTTTGCCGGGGTGAACCCAGAGAATGGTAAGTTCTTTGTTGGTTCTAAGAGCGTGTTCAACGTAAATCCAAAAATAAACTATACCGCTAGTGATGTAAATAAGAACCACGGACAATCACCTGGTCTTGCTGAGAAACTCAAAGTCGCATTAAAATACCTGCCTAAATTAGGAATTAAGGGTGTTCTACAGGGTGACTTGATGTTTACCGACGATGTTGAAAATCAATCTATCGATAATGAAGATTATCTAACATTTACCCCAAACACAATCACCTATGCGGCACAAGTTGATACCCAACTGGCGAAAGATGTATCGAAGGCAAAAATAGGTGTGGTTTGGCATACCACCTATACAGGTAAAACGCTCAGGGATATGAAAGCGTCCTTTGGTGCAAATGTCAAAGGCCTAAAGAAAACTAAAGATGTGTGGTTCAGTGATGCAGACTTCAAAGATGCATCTGGATCTGCCACATTTACTGCGGAAGAAACCAAAGCAGCGAGAAAAGAAGTCGCACAGGTTAAATCTCAGTTCAGCAAAATTCGTCGAATTGTGGATGAATTCACAAGTAGAAAATCCATAATTGACGATCTTAAAATCTATGGCAATCAGCAAGTCCGAAAAGGTAAGACTGATTACTCTGTGGAGGAGTTCTCAAAATTCGTGAACGACAAGATGCAGAAAGTCATAGACTCATTGAAATCGGAGCGAGGTAAACAAAACAAAAGAAAAATAGCAGACGAAAAATTGAAATATCTTTCAAAAAACAAAGGAAAGATTAAAAAAATATTCGATCTGCACCTCGCCCTCAATGAGATGAAAATGAAGTTCGTACGAAAATTAGAAAACGTGAAGTCTCTTGGAATGTTTATACGAACCGAAAAGGGTTATAGAGTGACATCCCCAGAAGGGTTTGTCGCTATAGATAAAGTTAAAAAGAACGCATATAAACTAGTAGACAGACTAGAATTTTCGAGATCTAATTTCACCGTAGCAAAGAACTGGAAAGGCTAAAATGAACAAGAGAGAATTAGAAGGAATAGTAAACAATTCTCGAAGAGACGCCCTGATGGCAGATTATGTTGCTAAACATGGCGGCGAGTTTGTAAAAGGTAGAGCCGGTTGGGAGTACATCGAAGAGAAAGTAGTACACAACCAAGTAAAAAAGGTAGAAAAAAGAAAAGAACAAAGAAAGAAAATATTAGAGAACAAATCATTTTGGAAAAAAAAGACTAAAGAATGAAGTTTTTGAATGAGGTTAAAAAAAGAGGCATAGTAGTGACTTTTGGTAGGTTCCAACCTCCCACATCAGGTCATGAAAAGTTGATCGATAAGGTCAAGTCCCAAGCTAAACGTATGGGATTTGATCATAGGATCTACACAAGTCCATCTTCTAGTAATCTCAAAAATCCTCTAAAATATAGAGAAAAGGTTAGATTTCTTCGTGCGTTATTTCCCAGAACCGAAGTCTATGAAGATTCTAAAATTATCAACCCATTTTTCATGATGAAACAGCTAAGTGATGAAGGATATAAGAATGTTATATTGGTTGTTGGTGGTGACAGAATCGAAGAAATGCAAAGGCAAGTCGGCAAATACATAAAGCATAAAGACAAGAGCAAGAGCTTTGAATTTGACAACTTCCGAGTAGTTTCATCAGGAAAAAGAGATCCCGATGCAGAGGGAACAGTTGGGATGTCCGGAACAAAGATGCGGCAAGCAGCAGTAGAAGACGATTTCGATACGTTCAAGTCCGGTTTACCCAAGAAAACCACAGTCAAGATAGCAAAATCACTATTTAATGCCATACGAAAGGCATTATAAATATAAATAATATTCCGAGGAGGAATCAAATGTTTAACGATCCAAAATTCAAAAATGCAGTCAATGATATCGCAAAGGTCCTTGCAGAACACAACAAGGAATACCAAGAAAACATTCTAAGTCCAACGGTCGCCGAAAGCGTTTCTGTTTGTGCAGAAGCTATCCGCAACCTAGAGGAAGCAGAAAAAACTGCTGAGAGTGTTGCTAAAATCATGAAAGAACATTACTTTGCTGCTTCTAGAGAAGATAAAGTAGAAGTTAATAACGAAAAGTCTTCTGAGTTTTATCGCCGCGTTTACGCAGCAGTGAAAGGATAATTTCTATGAAAAAATTTAACGAATTGAGAAAAGAATTAGTCGTGGAAGCCGAGTTTGATGCCTTTGGTATCGGTAATTCTGCTGCATCTATCCACACCCACGATGGTGTACATAGAATGGACAATAGTGAAAACCTTGGAAAGTTAAACGCTTTCATTGAGAATTTTCTGTCTGGACCAACTATGAATCCAAAGGCTCGACTGGAACAGTTGAAAATTCGTCTCAACCACGTTGGATTGGATTTTAACTGTAACGAAGGCGTGTCCGAAGGTGAAATTACTTCATATGAAGTTAAGTACTACGGTGAGGTCAGCGGTTACAAGTTAGATGACAGGTACGGTCCCACTGGTGAAATCGGAACCCAAGATCTTGCAACTGAAAAGTTTGGATCTCCTCTCGTACTTTCCGTAAGTACAGCAGGAGAAGGAAACGTCACTCAAGAGGGTCGTTTACACTTTGTAAATGAAGGTGGAGACGACGAACTAGTAGGTGAAGCGTTAGAACTTCGTCTGAAAATCGAGAATGATCAAGAACTCTTCGAGAGTAAATTTATTCCTGCATTCGAGGACATCCAAAGTAAAGTAATCAACGAAACATTGGATGTAGAAAAGGCAATCAACGGAGTCATCTATGCGGTTAAAGCATCCGCAAAGAAGTACGAAATGGATTTGACACCAAATGAAATCCTGTCGATTGCAGAGTCCTTTATGGAAGATATATACAATGAAGATGAAGAAGAATAAATGACAAGATAAAGATTAATTATGAACTTTGATGAATTGAATGATTCAAATATTATCATGTACGCAATGAAACATTATGAAAATCCTACATGCACTGGCATAGAAGAATTTCATGAAGATTTCAATAGAGTGAAATATATAAAAAGACTTTTTCGTAAATATGATCGAACTGATATTCTACGAGAAAGACTCATATTGAATCATTTAATTGTTCTTAGTAATGTTTTCGGTCCAAAGGCTTGTTGTAGAATATTGTTTTTTAAGACCGAAGTTGAATTGCACTCATACCTTAAGACCTTTTTAGTTTATTTAAACTATTTGCCCGATAACTTACAAGATTTAGATCTAGATTCCATTCCATTGAATCACTCTATAATCAACCATCTTAGGAGTTTATAATGAGTGCCGTAGACGCTTTCGTAGCCTATAAGTTCATCAAACTAATGACAACGCCTTTCACTGAAACTGAGGCGTATAAGTTAGGTATCATTGATGAAAAGGGTAAGGTTCTAAAGAAACGATCTAAACTAAACACCCCTCAAGAAAAGTCTGCTTATACCATACTTGATACCTTGGTGTGGAACATCAAAAAGATAATTGAAAAGATTCCAGCAGGTAAGACCCGATTAGGTTCTTTCGCTGCTGCTCTTTATCTTCTCAAAGAAAAGCATGAAGGTAAAGTACGAAGCTCAAACATATTCGAGAGAGCTTTGATATGGCATTTAGAAGATAGTGGGTATGAAGTAGAAGATAGATTTGATAGTTTCGATGTTGACTATACAATTACCTCGATAGAAAGAGGGACCTATGTTCTCGATGAACAAAAGATTATTATCACACAACCCATAAAGTCAACAACCTCATATCTGGGTGAAAATATATATTCTTTAGGGGATACGTATTTCATAAAAGAAGATTTTATGTCTCTTTCTGCTTACAACCTCATGGAAAATAGAAACAGACGAGTCAACGAAACCCGAGGGGTTTTTGCTGGAATGCCTGTTTATCAAGTAGAACCTGAAGATTATATAAAATCAATCAATGGAAGGTCTAAATTCCAAAGATGGTCTAAGCATTTAGATATGGAAAACGAAGAGAGCAAAGAGGCTAAATCATTTAGTCATAAAAACCCAGGCAAGCCAGTGCTTATTCAGAACTCCCAAACCGGAGAAATGACTTACCTGATACACAGGAGTTGAGTATGTTTACAAGTTTTTTAACACCTGAATTTTTGTCTTTGATAGGCGGTGGTATTACTGGATTCATTTTCAAGACCATAGCTGAGAGAAGACAAGACGAGAAAGAAAGATTCAACCGAACTCTTTCTCTAATCGATAAAAGAAATGAAGTGGCGAACGCAGCAGTAGAACGAGTTTCTATTAGTGCAGGTAAAACTGTTCGTAGGTTTATCGTTCTGTGTATTCTTTTTGGTACAATCATAGCGCCATTCCTTCTACCGTTCTTTGGAATACCAACGGTGGTAGAGTTGGAAGAGACTAGATATGGTCCACTGGATATATTTGGTATCTTCGGACAAAATACGTATATTACATTTGAGACTGTAAATGGATATCTGTTTACTACAGAGAACAGACAGATTCTAGTTACGATAGTCGGTTTCTACTTTGGTACTGCTTCAGCAAGAAAGTAAATTATGATAAGAGCAGCGTTGTTGTCGATAATAATATTAAGTGGATGTGCAGGTAACCAAGTCTTAGTAAAGAAGACTACAAGTGAAGAAGGATACCCACCCGTAGAACAAATAGAATACAAAGCACCCGAAAAGGATGGTGTTGTTTTCAGTATGATCCCTTGGATCACTACTATACTAGTTTTACTTGGAATTTTTTATCTGTTTTGCCGAACAGAAAAGCATAAATACTAGGAACTGTGAACAATTAAATAATGCAAAGTCACCGAGTCTTTAAAGGAGAACTCAAATGGAAGAGGCACTAAGCGGTCATCTGATGGACTTTGTTATGACATTGTTAGGAACTGCTGTTTTTGCTCTGATTGGATTTGTGTGGAGAATCAGTCACAAAGTTGCAGAAAATCACAAAAGAACTGAAGAACTGCAAAGATTGATTACTCAAGAAAATACTAGACTAACTAGAGACATTGACATGATCATGTCGAAAGTAGACAAGCATGGTGAGTGGACAACTAATCGTATGATGTCTATTGTGAAAGATATGCCTAGAGACTAGGATAAGGTTTCATATCATAATGTAAATACTTACATATATAATACGCATCTACGATGTCAGTAACTGGGTTGCTGACATCGCTTTTATCTGGGGTTATAAGAGTTCTGAGATCCAATCCAGTTTCTTTCCTGAAAGCACTAAACATATCCTGCTTTGAAGCGTTACCTTTACCTGTAGCGAACTTCTTTACCTTAGTTGGTTCAACGATGTCCAAAGGCATACCTCTTTGGAATATTTTATACTTTAATATTCCTGTGTTTTCTGCAATGTGAAATACCCTACCCTTAGCACCATAAGCATATCCTTCTAAGGCAACTTGATTACAGCCTGCCAACTTATCACAAGCCCAACCCGAGATACTATCATATCTCTCAGCCTCTTCCGAATATGAACTAAACGTCTCTCCTGTTATATTACGACAGAATGTTTTAGCGTACTTCTTGGTATCTGTTAGGAAGAAAAACAGACAATCATTATACTTAAAGGCTCTTCTGCTATTTCCCGTAAAGATACATATAGCAGGACATCTTAGACTGTAATCTATACCAGCAATCGACATGGAGTTTCTTTCATATGGCAATAAAATCAATATTATCAGGAACGGGATTTTCGGCTTTAACACCAGATGAATCCCCACAAGGAACACTAGGTACAACTGGATACGATTTCAATCCAATCGCTAGGTGGACTGAACCACCATACTCTGTATATAGGGACTCATTCCTGACTGTTGGGTTGATGGCCTACCACTCAGAAGGAATTAAAGAAGTTGAGTTCATACTGAACGGTGGAACTGGTGTCAAAGTAACAGAACAAGAGATAAACCCATACACAAACCTTCCAGAATACTGCGTAAGGATATCAAAAAATGATTTACTTGGCGCAACAGCAGAAAATCTCAATAACCTAGAACTTCGTGCGATTGTTCGTCCTGTAGTGGGTCAAGTGAAAGTAATGCAACATGACTTTACAGGAATATCTGCTGGAGCTACCGCGTGTAGAGGAAGTGATATGTCTTGGTTGGTTGGGAAAAATGTGGGAATCAGTGGTGGGTATGGATTTGCTTTCCAAAACCAACGTCTAAGACCAGGGAAGCATTCCTTCGTTTGTTCATTACTCAAAGAAAATTCGGTCTCTGTCAAGCCAGATATTGCGAGATACGTATCGATAGATGGTCATGATGATGTTGGAACCGGATCAAAAGATTTGCCATTTGAAACTATGCAAAAGGCAATGGAAAGTATACGAGACGATGCATCGGTTCAAACAAATTCATACACACAATCAGGATCGACTAACTACGTCAATGACATATCTCTGGCTAAAGTAATATTCATGGAAGGTGAATATAATCCTAAACACTACCAAGTAGGGGATTTGGGTACTTCTGTAACACAATCTTCGCCAGGAGTAGCGTCTGTGAATACTTGGTTAACTGTGGAAGGAACTCTCGATTCGGCGGGAAATCACTTAACCACTTTCTCAGTACCAGAAGAAGACTCGATTAAATACTACCCCCAAGATCACAGTAACGAAAGTCTAAGAGGGCAAGTAATTCCTATTGAATCTTCCGTTCATCCTAGTCATATTAATATTCTATTCAATAACAACCGACTAGGAAACATAAAACTTAATAACATCCACTTCAAAAGAAACAACTTAAGAAAGTCACAAGCTAATGTTGGAATTTCTGCTAAAGGTGCCGAACTCTATCCTGATCCAAACTCTTCGCAAATAGGTTTACACCCCGTGATCGATGGAGTATGGGTAAACAATTGCATAATAGAAGAAGAAAAACTTGGGGGTGGTTTTAAACAATGGGGTATTGGTATGCCTAACGGTGTGGATTGTTGGATCAGCACCGATTGTAAATACTATGGTGGTAAGGAAAATCTATCCATAGCATCATTCATGAGAAACAACGAAATAAATTGTAATGTCGGCGACGTGACAATCAACCACGCAGTGTCTATGGGAACAAAGGGAACAAAAGTTCAAGATCTACCCATCCCTGTTAGAAAGATATGGTTCGATTCCAGTAATCAATATAAAAATCGGGACTACAGTAAGTTTAATGGATACTACGTACCCCACCGAGATGTGGATTACTTCAAAAGTCAATTGTCGGAATCAATACATAACGGATTAGATTTCGATGCCGCATCTGGAGTCGGCACAATATGGACAAAGATTAAAACTGATGTTTTCAACCAAGAAAATTGGGGTGATGATAATGAGTTTTCTCTCGGTACACAATGGTTTAGAAATATAAAAGAACCACTAGACTATGCAACATGGAAATACCACGAAGTTGGATATGAATACAATAGTCAAACAGGTGAATATCTTCCTGATGAAAACCTAGACTTTGAACAAATGAAACCACTGTTGGCACCATTTGCGGATGTACCCCTTCTGTCTAAACTTCACGCTATAAATCCAGCAGAAACAAAAAGAAAGTTTGTCTATGGGGAAGGTATCGATAATCCAAATGAACCAGTTGGAGATGAAATTTTCCCTCTAATATATGAACCCATACACATGGCTTTGGTTTCTATCGCTCCTAATTCGTTGGACAATACAACAGGCGCAACCATTAATGGTTATGCTTTGTTTGATATTAATAAGCGTTTAAAACAAGGTGAAGATAGCAACAATAGTAATAAACAAAGATACCTATTCAGAAACTCTGGAGCGACTGCCAACGCAAGCAATGGACACAAGAGGCATGGAGGAACTGGTAACTTTAGTGATTCCAACTTAGGATTGAACAATAAAGAAGTTCACTTCACTTATGCATGGGCCGACAGTATATCTGGTCACACAGTAGGTGGACCATTTCCTCCAAACGGAGGAAATGATGAAAATCCAAGCAGTGATCTTCAAGGCGCAACCACGGATAACTATCCTGTATGGTGTTATGCGAATTGCGGAGAAGACGATGATGTATATCCTGACATGTATCAACTGTTCCAAAACAATTCTTTTCCCGGTGGAGGGGAAGTCAGAATTGAAAATGTTTTATCGGCGTACGACGAATTCTCTAACATGGATTGTCAACCTTGGAACATGAACACGGGATCTGTGCTTTATCCATATGAATCATGGACAGACATGGCATGGATAAATTGCGTACTGGCTGGATCAAACTACAACTACGGAAACAACAGCGGAAACTGGCAAATCCCCACTAAAAATATGTTGTGGTATAACAACTTAATGATAAACGCTAACTGGACGCTTAACTTTGGAAATGACTTGCATGGAGATTTCACAGAGGGAACAACAGGTTCTATTGGAATTTCTGCTGGTAATTCATATAAACAATTTTGGTCTGATGATAGTTACCTAGAGGCTGTATACCCTAAAGCATCTTTCCCACGCGGTGTGTCCTTCGATAGAATGACTAAAAATATTGTTCTGAAAAATAACGTATTTGGAACACTGTCCGGTACTCTTGTGGATCTGTGGACAAATGGAGCAGGCACACCTAGCGGGTACACAGGATCCTCAGATGATTTAAGATTCCATAATAATTACTTCTACCGTGCATCCTCAGAACCATCTGCAAATTATGACAAGATGGCATCTGCTGGAGCCAGTGCTGGGGGATTCAAGGAGTTACCAGATCAACAAGGATTCATGTTTAAGAATAATCCAATAGATCATGGAGGAAGGTCGTTCAACTCTAGTTCAGAGTATAACTACACACCTTTCCATGAGTCGGGACTTGTTGGTGGAGGAACTTCTAGTGCAGAAGATGTTAATAAGTCTCTAGTTCCTTATGATCTATACAGAACCAAAAGAGTAGAGAGATCGACTGTTGGACCAATAGAACCAGATAGGCTTAGAACATTCTATTCTACTGGAGGAAATTTCGTAACACCATCAGGAGGTGGATATAGTAGTACAACCAAAACTATATCTCTCAACACAGAAGATGATTACAATCGCTTCAGATCATTGTATAAAGTTCAAGCTGTTGATACCGAGACTGGTCAAATAATATCTGTCTCAACAAATGCATTGCGGTTTGAAAATAGATTTGATGACTTAGATTCACAAGATAGTAGTTCAGAATCTCAATATGAATTTACGAAGACAAATGGTGACTATGGTAAATCTGTATACACTCCAGAATATCTAGACGAAGAAACTCAAGAGAACTTGTCTACGTCTG